TCATAGAGTTTTATATTAACCCCTGTAGTATCAAGCCCTGTTTCTTTCCAGTAGACACCGCTTCCAGTAAGGATTGTTACGCTCACCACAGGGTCTTGATGGAATGTCTTTGTGAAGGTTATATCATCTCCGTCTCCAGCAACCGTAACTTCCCCGTCCTGTATCTCGTTTACATCAGGCAAATCAGCCCAATAGTTAAACTGTGAACATATAAGAGAAGTCTCAACGCTTTCTCTTGTCAATGTAAGTCTCAACTGGAAATATCTACAATAATAGTCTCCCTTCTGGAATGGAGCATAACTTGTCCAAGTGATGTCATCCTCTGAAGTTCTTATCTCAAGAGAATAAGCGCCTTGCGCCTCTGTCCCAGTGAACCTTAATGTAGGGTCATCATCAAATGCTTTTCCTGCGTCGCTGTCAAAAGCCAGAGACTCACTGATGGCTGTGATGACTTCAGCAAGGAGAGAGAACGAAGCGAGATACCCCATATCTCTTTCTGGAGTTTCATACGTTCCTGTCAATTCTCCAGACGAAATTATAAGATTGTCTCCCGATACTTCAGTATCAACCTTGTCTCCACTCCAAGCAGTTTGCTCTGAAAACTCCTCTACTATGTTCCTGTAAGGGATACTCTCAATAGTGAGTGTCGCCTGTGTTGCGTTTTCTGAGTAATTTCCAGAAGTATCAAATGCCTTTATCCAATAATCCTGTTCAACTCCCAATCTCAAGTCAGTAGTCATATACGAATTGCCTTGCACAAAAGCAACTAATTCTCCACTCCCCCAAGAATCTCCCTTTCTAATCTCATATCCAAAAACATCTACATCATCTATTTCAGTCCAACTAAACCTCATCCTATCTTTATCTTGGTTTACAATGAAAGATGAAATATCAGAAGGGGGAGCAGACTTCCCAACTATAGAGATTATAGAACTTGGGGAATTGGCTATTGCTGTTTCTTGCCCTGCGCTATTTATACTCGTAACAACTACCTTATAATCTTGCAAATCTATGATGTCTCCTATAACCTGGAAATGATTTCCGAACGTTTCTCCTTTGAATATCCAGCTATCTCCATCATTATCGCTTAAATATATTCTTGCCTTGCTCAATGCTCCCACATTATATCCAATCATACTTGGCTTAGTAAACCATACGTCAATAACGTTCTCAATCGTTCCGTCTCTTAACTTAACCATTCGCTCGGTTAAAGACAGGTTAGTAACATAGGGAATTTCGTTTACCAAAGCAGAATAGTTATTCGTAGGAATGATTACATCACTATCGTCGTAAACATTCTCATTATATTCAACTGCGTTAAGCGCTACTTCTCCTCTACCTTCTCTTCTAATTCCTATAACTCTGTATGGTTTGACTATTTTATCTACTTCTCCGACGGAATAAACATCATATGCTTGAGGAACATTACTAAACGCAACGCTGACGTTAACCTCCGTATAACTCCCTGCTGGGTCTGTTACTATCCTTTCTTCTATGGTATCGTCTGAAAACCTTACCATAACATTGTAAGACTTTGACTCATCCAACACTACTGTTCTATCTAACTTTACCTTTGTAGTCGTTGAACCGCTCTCAACCCTTCCAGAGAATCCCCATTGTGGGACGTCGTGGCTCAAGTTAATAACGTGTCCTGCTTGGCAAGCAATGGCATCTATGGACGCTTTGAAAGACAATCCCCGATTGATATACTTCCCAACCCATTTAGCATATCTACCTTCCCTGATAGCATAAGACTTCTTCGTAACAAACAACCGAATCTGTTTCTTACGCACAGGGTCGCCGTTTGCAAGAGCATCCTCATCTATAACAACGATTGTTTCATCCTGATAGTCCATCTCCTCATCACAAAACTGAATCTCAAAGACGTTATAGACTTCTTTCTTTGACTTCCAAGATTGCTGGAAGTTATCTTTAATGATATTTCCCATCCCAAAGACCTGCGTAGGAACTTCTGGTTTGTCTATCTTGAACGAAAAACCACCTTCTGAATAAAGGGGGAATCCCCTGAACGTAGCGGTTAACTGGGAGAATAAATCTGGGGCTTTTACGGGGCTGTCAATCACTACATCAAGCCGAAATCTCTTCTCATAACCACCGTTGCCATCTGGAACTTTCTCTTCACAATAAAGCGCATACTCAAGCAATTCCGCATCATTCATATTCTCTGTCTCTATGTAGTTACCTAACCCGTATCTTGTATGAAGGCATAGATGTCTATGAAACCAAATTGGATTAGCAGACCACTTCTCAACATACGTAGTCTCATCCCAATATAATGCGCTATCGTCAGAGAACAACCTAAACAGTTCAGTATCAGGGTCGTAGTAATAATCTTCCCAATCAACAGGGTCGCCCCCTAATTCTGTCAAGACATCGGGAATCCTTATTAGACTTCCTTCCACTACAAAGGTTACATTCGGCGTTGAGCCAGACAACTGCTCCGTAGCAAGCGCCTTAATCCCTATGAGCGCCGTATTAGGATAAACCAAGTCATCCGTCTTAATCTCATCCACATAATCTAAATACAGGTCTCCATTCATTTGCGGGTCAAGACTACTGTTGTCTGACGTTCTTGTAATCTGAATATCGTATTGCCCTGCCGCAAGTTCATATTTCTTGAATATCCTATACATTGCACTTCTTGACTTTCCGTCTATGGTGAATGAACCCAAGTCTGTATACGCTCCTCCTCCGTGAATCCTGTATTTAACATTATAAGTTACCTGCCAACTCAAGATTGCACCATTCCCGCTATCCACCTGAAACAATCCAGAAGGCAAAGATAACTTTATCTCAAAACCTTCAACATCACTGTCTACAGTTGTATAATCATAGGCATTATCTTTTGTTAATTGGACATTGATAGGGTAAACATTATGCAGATTCTCAAAGTTAGGAATAACCGTCTGGTCGTTAGTCCCTAACCGAGTTACAACATCAACTCCTTCAAAGTTAGCAATGGGCTGGTCATTTATCTTGACCTCACCTATACTTTCAATCTCCCCCTCACAGACCCCAATCAATAGGTTAAGGTAGTTCTTGTCTCCGTCCGTAGAGATAAACTGATTCAAGATATTCCCACCAGTCCTGTGTCTTCCAGAGACTACCTTGACTGGAACACCTACTTCCTGAATAGTTCTTATCCCGTCCCATCCATAAGTGGGGGAACTCTCATCAAGACCATCCCCAAATGAACCAAAATTAGGGAGTCTTGTTCTTGCGCTTAAAGCAGAATATAAAGAATAACTCATTGAAACCGCAGAAATCCAGAACATATAGGGATGAGCCAATGCAAACGTCCATATCACTTTCACAAGCGCTACAATAGCCCCCCACTTTACTTTTGGAGTAATGATTATCTCGTCGTCATTGTCAATGGACTTGTTAAAATTTCTTTCGTTCTTCCCGTTAACAATGACATCACAATCCAAAAACTCTATCTCGGTTGCTTCAAGATAAAACTTCAACGGATTGTTCCTATTGTAAGGGAATTCAAACTCCTGCTTCCCCGCTTTCTCAAACCTTACTGGATAGTAGATAACTCTTATCATTTTTTATACCTGAAGTAACCGTTAATTCTTCCTTGCCATATTCTATCTGTTATCTTGCTGACAATAACACCCGCCCTAATGCAATGAATAAACCTTAACTTATCAAGCATCACCCCAGCGTGATTGGCAGTCCCTTTTCCGTTGTTAATAAGTATCACATCAAACACTTCTGGAACTTTTCTTCTATCCCATTGCTTCTGGTAGTTCTCTATGAACAAATCCTTTCCCTTCCAAGACCAATCATCAGGATAGTCTTCACCAATATCCAAAATCTCTATCCCAAGCATTTCCTTGTAAATGAGTTTTATCAATCCCCAACAATCAAGCCCATCTGATGTCCTTCCTTGATGCTTATAGGGAATTCCTGCATACCTCATCACCATACTAATTTCAGACATAGATTCTCCTCGTAGGGATACTTGGGAATCCACCGAACCTGCTGTAATTTCCTATCTCCTTACATCTTTGCTTTGTCTTGTTGCAAGTTACTTCTGCTCCGCTATATCCACACTCCGTAGACTTGAACACCCATTGGCAATAATTCCTTGAATAAGACCTTGCTGGAAGCGTTACATCCAGAACGTCTGTCTTCGGCATAAGGGTAAACTCAACTACATCCTTGTTGGCAAGGTAACTGTCTATGTAATAAATGAAGTCCATCTTGTCATCTGGATACGCTAACCTGTCTTTCCAGACTAAACGTATGCGGACTTTCTTTCCCCTGTAGTCGTAATTCTCAAGATAATACTGGATAACTCGTGAGACGTTGGCGAGACTTACCTTAACCGCATCTATCTCTCCTTGTGAGTTCTCCCCAATCTCGTCGTGGGTAATGGGAAACTTGGAATACAATACGCTATCAAACGTAATGTTCTCATCCCATTCTGCAAGGTTC